CGCAGCATCACCCATCCCAAACATGGATGCAGTTGTCTCCTTAATCACTTGCTTAAATGCCTCTGTCGCAGGCACGGTGCCAACGAGTATCGCCTGGATGTATTGCCGCGACTGCGAAGTGAATCGAGCGTTCGCATCATTCAATCCATCGACCGCAGTGATAGATTCCATCGTGAGCCGAGTAGTGAAAGCCTCTGCGTCACCAAGCTCTTTCAATACTTTGAGCACCTCACCGGCACCGCGACCAAACAGCGCTTGTGCAATCTCTGTCTTCTCTGCACCATCGGCATAGTTATTCATCGCTTGACCGAGTGCGGCCATGCGTTCAGCCGGATCGAGCCGCTGAAAATCTTCGAAGCTGATGTTGATGCGCTGTAATGCTCTTGCTGCCTTATCGCCTTCTTCATCGGTCGCCTTGAGCGTCCGAGTCATCATGTTCATGTAGCCCGCCATGCTCTGCATCGACACACCGGCAACGTCGGCCGCTGTTTGTAGCTTCGCGATGTTGACCGCTGACGCGCCTGTCATGTCGGCAAGGTCTGCGTAATCACCGGCTTGCGACATCAATGCATAGAGTTGCTTGACGGCGTCAATCGCCATCTGCACACCCTTCTCGATAGCGCTTGCACCGAGCGCACCCTTCAACGAAGCCTGCGTCATCGCATCTTCGAATTCCTTGATGCCACGCGTGCTGTCTTTCGCGCCTTTGCCTACATCCCTTGCAGACTTCTCCGCTTTATCGGCCGCTTGCGAAAATTCATCGAGCGCCTTCTTCCCGCTTTCGACAGGCGTCGAGTCGATGGCAATGCCGAGTGTTGCTATGTCCACGAGCTACCCCTCGACCTCTTCGTCATCGGGTCTAGGCGCATCATCGGACGCTGCTTCGCGCATGGTTCTATCCATGCGAACGAGCATATCGATTTCCCACGGTGTAGGCGTGATCTTTCGATTGTTGAAGAAGGCTTGCAACTCCGTTTCTGAGATGGCAGATGTACCAAAGCCAACCGGACGCGTGCTATTGAGACGCATAAACCACTCCCAGAGATAATCAGTCCCAGGAGGCAGCACATGGCTGCGAAGTTCAGCGAGTTCGTCAGGAACAGCACCCGTCATCCTTTCAACAATTGTGAGCGTTTCGTACAGCGTTACCCCGTCTTTGCCTCTTTTGCCACCGTGAGCACTGGCTTCGACGAAGGCGCAGATGTCGACTGCGAGCGCTTCAAAAAAGACGCTTCATCCTCAAGCGCCGCAAGTATCCGATCTTTCCAACTCGGCTTAACGGCAAGTATTTGCGTCACTCGCTCGCGAACGAACGGTGCCGGTTGACCGTTGACCGTGAAGCCAAACCATCCGACGACGACAGCAGCAGCAATCTCGAATTCATTTTGCCGCAACGTGGCATCGAGTTGCTCTGCACCTTCTTCGCTCTTCAAGTCGAACCGCGTGCGCTTCACCGCCTGCCGACGAATGGCCTTCTGCCGCTGCCCCGAGAGCGTGCGCTGATATTCATCCGAGTCCTTGCCGACGATGATGAAGCCGTCAGACGGTTCGCCATCTTCATCCCAATTCACGGCGACGCGCTGTGTGTTGGGTTCTTCCTGTACTTGATCTAGTTCCATGAATCATTTCCAAATTCTGTAGTTGTCGATCTGCACATCACCGATGCCTTCGACCGACTCAACACCGAGTTCGATGTCAACGAGATGTTCAGTGCCATTCGAGAACGGCCGACCATCCGGCGCGTTGCGCGTCGTCATGTAATTGAGCAACGTCGACAAGTTGATCGTGCCAGGGGCAACCCTGCCCGTAGGCACGAAGCACACGAAGGCCCAACCGCCCGCGAACGGCCGCACGAAGTACACGTGCCAGAGCCGACCATCGAGCGTCACGTCGTGATTGAACCAACCGGGATTGCGGTGCCCTGGATGCGCGCCGTAGTCGCCCCAGCAGTCGAGAATCACCATGATCTCGTGCGTGATCGGCGGGCACTTGAAGCCGTGAATCTGCTTCGGACTGTCCTGCAACCAGATGTCGAAGGTGAGTTGCCCGAGCCCCTGCGGCCGACCATTCGGATAGCGATAGTCGAACGAACAATTGATCGGGGGCAACCGGCCGTTAGCCTGCATCGGAAGAATACTGTTCGGTGTTGCACCGGACGGTGCCTTCGTCGATGCTTTGCCATCGGGCAACGTGATCTCGAAGCCGCCTGGATTGTTCCAATCCGATTGATACCCAGGCTTCGCGCCATAGAGCAACGCGTGATAGCCCTTCACTTCGGTCGAGCCCTTCGGCACTTTCCACGCAACACGCCAACTGATCTCACCGTTCGGACCCACAGTTGCGCCGCGCCCGAATGACGATTCGAACTTGTTGCCGTTGACGCCGGTATACGTGCCGCGAGACATGCCCGCCGTGCCCCACATATTGTCTTCGAGCCAGTAGCCAACCGGCGAGCCGATCTCAAGCATGTTGTTCTTCGACTGAATGAGCGGCACATCAGCCGATGGCTGCGACGGTCCCGGCGCAGGCGCAGGCGACGGCGTGAGCGACACACGCGGATCGAATGAGTCGACCCATCCATCGCCCTGCCACTTCCACCAACCGCCAGCGTTATTCTTCTGATAGACAACGCCGCCGTGATAGAGCATGAGCGCCACGTTCGACGAGACTGTCGACACATCGTTGCGACGAATCACATCGCTGACGACAGACCAACGTGCGCCCGTGCTGTCGATGATGGCAGCGGCAGGCGGCATCGTTGTGCCGTTGGGACTCTCTGCCTGCACCGCAGGCGGTGCCGGTGTTGCTGTAGGCGGTGCCGGTGTAGGTGATGGTGACGGTGCAGGTACAGGCGCAGCGGTGAACGTGCCCGTAAACGATCCCGTGAACGTGCCCGTCAGAGTTGTAGCCCCTGCCCTTGTGCCTGCGCCATCTTCTGCCATGATGAATCTCCTTGTTTACGAGTTAAGTGGGAACGACGGCGCTGTCTTGCATTTCAATCGTCGTTGCATTCGCCATGAGCAACGGCCCGCCGAGATCGTTGAACAAGCCGACGAAGTTGTACGTGCGTTTGAGCCCCGTCTCAACGTCATCGGGCGAACTCGAATTGAGCTTCACCTTGTGCAACGCGAACGTGTTGAAGTCCGCTGTGTCCGCAGAACTTGCCGCGAGCGCCGATACGATACTTGTCTCGACTTCATCGTCGTACAAGTCGGGAATTTCTGCGGTGTCGTAGTAGGCCGTGAAGCTACCCGTCGCCATCAGCTTCCCGGTGAACACGTCCGGCCGGATCACATCGCCGACGACAGGGTCAGCAACCGCGCCGCGAGCATCGAGCGAGAACGAGAGATCAGTGATCGTGCCGCGCCGCGCACCGTTCACCACGAGTGCACCGCTTGCCGCGACCATGACGCCGGTTGTCGTTTCGTTTGCCGGTGCAGAGAAGTAGCGCGTTGTGTCTTTCAGTTGATCCAGACCCAGGAAAGACCAATCGAGGCCCGCATTGCCTGAACCCGGAAGACGGATGTTCACCGACGCCGCCTTCACGTCCTGATTGCGCTGACTGCGCGGCACTTCCGGAAACCATTCTTCGACGGTGTAGTAGACATCGGTGTGACCCGTCTCCGGTACATACGTGATGCCGCCTGGGAACACGAATGTGCACGACGGTATCGATGTCTCAGTGACAGGTGCCTTGCGATTGAGTGGCATCACCGTGAGCTTCGTTGCTGTGACAGCGACGATCAGCATGTTACGCCGCGAGCCCGCAGCAAGGCCGACAGTCGGACGAATGACGCGACCCACCTTCGCACCGTCGGTGAGCCATGAGCCCGTCGCACGGTCGATTGTGTACGTCGGACCAGAGCCCGCAACAGTCGCCGTGACGGCTGTGATGTTCGGTATTGCGGTGAACTCGCGCATCAGCAACGCGGCGAAGAAGTCCGCATACGTGCCAGGAGAGAACAGCGCCGACAACGAACCGTTGACCGTCACTGCACCGTGACGCGAAGACATCAGTTGCTTGCGCGATGTCTGTTCAGATTCAGTTGTGTATGCTTCCTTCGCACGGTCAAACGTCGACGTGTCGCGACGAATGACTTGCCCGCCAGTGCCAGGAATCGCGATTGTTCCCTTTGCCGGTTGCCGCTTTGCGATCAAGAGCTTATTTGCACCCTTTGCAATTGCCATGATGATGTCCTCAAAAGAACGCGTTGATCTTCAACCGTCTACGGCGATTTCAGCTTGCCAGTAGATAGTCACCGGAACTTTCCACTGTCCCTCATCGGGCACACCCGCCGCCGCGACTGGAACTTGAGTGATATTCGTGACGACGCCACCTTCAGTTAGAGTCGTGCCTCGACGAAAATGCGCACGCAATGCATCAACGCGGTTCTCGGTGTCCCTTGGACCTTTGCCCTGCGGATAGCACAATGAAACTTGCAGCATGCCTTGCTCGATATACTGAAGCGTATCCATCGGCGCGATAGGAACATTAGGCATGAACTTCGCTTCTTGATACACCGAGCCATCAGCCGGAGGTGTGAAGAATACGTTGTCCCATGCTGTAGGCACAGACGGCGCAAGAGCCGCAAGATGCTTCTCAAGGGCTCGACGAATTTGCGGCAGGCTCATAGACTCTTCACCGCCGCTGCGATGTATTCCGTATAGCGCTGCACCGTCAGGCGCACAATGCCAGGAGGTGACGGTGCCTGCTTCGACCATCCGTATTCCAGACGCCTCGCGTATGGGAGTGAGTTGGTGATGTAGATGACACCGCCCGCATTCAATCCGCCAACCGCCGAAGCGATGTATGCGGTTGTTGTTGATCCATCCTTATCAACCGTAGCAATAGTCGACACATTCGGTGAGCCAACACCGATCATCCAATTCCCACGAAAGCGGCCGGTGTCGACCGGCGACATGCGAATCATTGCAGTCGACATATCAATCGTGACCTTGCGCACAATCACATCCATCGACAACTTTGTCTTGCGTTGGAATTTTCTGATGTCGCTGCTGAAGCTCATGTCATGTGCCTCTTGCTTGTACTTCGTGCAGCACGATTACGCCAGCAGGTTGCAGCGGACGTGACTCCACCACTTCGAGACGAGTTGCGCCAAGCGTGATAACATCACCGCTTTGCGGTAACGTGCCCAGGCTAGGAGCAATAAGCACGCGACGATCTCCACTCTGTACGAGAGTGCCATCGACTTCAGCTTGAGCGTATGAGAATTCAACACCGTTCGCGCTCCATACTTCTTCGCCGCCTTCTTCAACAAAACCTTGATCCGGGTCATACCCGCTGCCTTCGCCTGCACGCGTGAGAAGCACAAGTTGCCCTAGCTCATTGAGCAAGTCAACCGCCGCTTGTGCAAGCTCGCCGTATAGTGCAGATGCCATCACACTCTCTCGAATGTCACTGCGCCATACCCTGACGAATTTGTGTACGTCAGACCATAGAGCAAGTCTGTGATGACCGGATACCGCGCCGCTTCATCAACGACAGTCGGCTGACCATACTTCAGCGTCAACGGCCCGACTGTCTTTTCGAGAACCGGCGCAGAAGGCAAGTCGCCGTACAGACTGCCCTCTACATGCCGCCGCGCCGCTTCGGCAGTTGCAGCGGCAACATTCGGGTGAACACGCGGCGTTGCCGGTGTCGTCGTGGTGTCCCACAATGCAGCAGGCAATAGACGGCGCGCATAAATGAACTGAGTCCCGCGCCTGAGTGCTGCTTCGCGCTCAGTCGTGGATTTATTGTCCCATGCGTTCTTTGCGTATCCGAGAGCCGTCAAATATGCATTGGCATCTTCTAGGCTGATGAATGAGTCATAGCCAGGAGCCGGATAGACGGCCACAGGCATGATTCAATCCTCTTGCCTCTTCCAACCCATGCGCTCGTGCATCTTCACGTTGGCGACCTCTACGTCGCTCTCGTGACCGTCTGCATGCACCATGTGCACAGTGGCACTCGCTTCTTCCGGCGCACGCGTGCTGTCGGCGACAGCAGTCATGCCGACTTCTTCGTCCGGACCCTTCGACGGTGTGCCGTTTGGTCCTGCGACCTGTTCTTCTGGCGCGCTGTTTTGCGCAACCTTGTCGACGACGACAGCAGCTTCTTCGTCATCGACAATAGACGCCTTCTTCGCAGTAGTCATCTTCAGCCTCTCGATTAAAAATCTCCGGACCTGAGTCCGGAGTAACTTACGACCGACCAACATCGGCCACAGGAGAACTCGTTACGGCTTGTTGAGGGGATTCACCTGGGGCTCGTCGCCGCCTGGGGCAGTCGTCGGGCCGCTCTGTTCGTCTTCCGGGGGCTCAGGCACGTTCTCGCCCTTTGCGCGGCGAGCTTCGCGCTCTGCCTTCGCTTCGGGTGAATGACCGCGCCCAGGTTCGCCGGACTTGCCGGGTGCGCCGCCGCCTTGACCGGGTGCATTGCTGCGGCCTTGACTGCCGGGATCGTCGGGTTTTGCCATGATGTGTTCTCCTAGAGAGTGGATAAAATTCACGACGCGAATTGCGTCATGATCTGTCGACCAACTCGGCGAGTTCTGCCTTCTTTGCATCGGCCGGGAACTGCACGCCTTTGGCCTTGAGTGCAGCACGCATCTCGTCGGTTGTCATGCCTTCAGATGCACGCGTGCCGCCGTCTTGCGGTGCTTGCTGATAGCCCATGCGCGGATCGTTCGCGACACCGGCTGCGGATTCATTGCGGCGCTCTTCGAGATTGAGCGAGCGCCCCGTCGTCGACATCGGCATCGAGGCCGTTGGCTGCGAGCCTTCGGGCACTGCCTTGACAACTTGACTGCGGCCATACTTTTCGGCCGACAGACCCGTCGACAACTCGGCGTCTGCGCCTTGCAGTTGCGGGATGTTGACTGCGTTCTCGCCTTCGCCGACGAAGCGCGGATCGTATTGCATGCCGAGCAACTTGCGCGATTCTTCATCGATCTCGTAATCCTCGCTGCTTGCGAGAATCTCGCGGGCGTCGATGGGCTCGAAGAGTTGAACGCCTTCAGTGGCTTCGAGCTTCTTGTTCAGAGCTTCATCGTCGCCTTTGTAGCGTAGTGCAATTTTGGGCATTGTGTTCTCCTTACGGCTTTGCGATGAAGACCGTGCTGTTGATCGACGGCGTCGCACCGCCGGTGTCGTTGTAGGCACGAATGTATTGATAGTAGACGCCGTTGATCTCGTTGTTGAACGGGATTTCGATTCGGCCGACGGTCTTGATCTCGCGTGCTCCGAGTTCAACGAAGGTGCCGAAGCCGACTGCCTGCGAACCCTGGATGCGCACGGTGTACGTCTCCGTTGTGTCCGCGAAGTCGATTGCGCTTGTGTCGATGACAGCGACGCCATCCATGTGTGCATTGCCAACATCGACAACGCGAGCAGAACCGCCGACTTGAGCAGCGGCATCGGCGACGACTGCGCCTGCATCTTTCAGGAGCAGCAGATTGTCATAGGTGCGAGAAGGCATGACGCATTCCTTTTTGCTTGTATGCCAGCATCATGCGACGATGGCAGCGTTACTGATATTGCGAATGCGTGCACCGGCCCGACCATGTTCGATCAGAATGCCGTTGTACCATTCGACGCGAGTGCGAAACACTGGCGCAGCTTGAAGCTCGCCGAGATCACGCACATCCATCGGGCCGTTCTGGATGCCGCTGATGCGGCCGGTGCCGATGCTCAAGATGTAGATCGAAGTCGCCGTCGCCGGACCCGTCGCCGCTGCTTCGTCGAATGGCAGGATGTCATCGCCGCCGTTCGCGCCGTATGCAACGAGCATCGGAATGTCGTTGTAGTTCGTGATGCGCTTGCCGAATGCATCGGCGGTGTACGTCACGAAGCCCGCGACGGCCGTCGTGCGCGCCGCTGCGGTGAACTTGCGCCGCATGCCCTTGGACATCAGATAGTGCGTCGGGTTATCGACGGCGTC